AAAGGCGGAAGCTGACAATATCACCTCGTATGCTGCTGAATGGAAGGAACTGTACGAGAAAAAGGAACACAGGGTAGTGGAACTTGATTCCAAAATAGACCAGCTTTATGCCGAGAAGAATGAAGACCGCCAGCGTATCCGCGAGCTGACCGAAAAGAACGCTACACTGGAGATAGAAAAGATAAAGCTGGAAGCAAAGCGGTGCGATGTCCGGGGATGTAGCGGGCGGAAGCCACCGAGCGATTATTAATTCGTGGGAAGGAAGGTGTTTCGCAACGGCTCCCTTCCCTTTTTAGCATAAACTTAAAGTTTAAACAAAGGCTTCTGCAAATGTAGTGTATGTTTATATTAAATCAAATGATGTATGAAGTATTTTACGATAAAAGAACTTTGCCGTTCGACAACTGCCGACCGCAAAGGAATTGACAACAGATGTGGCAGTGATATAGAAGCCAATCTGACTGCATTGGTGGATAACGTTCTTGACCCGCTACGCGAATGGTATGGCAAACCTATCGTTGTGAATAGCGGTTACCGTTGCCCGGCATTGAATAAAGCGGTGGGCGGTGCGACAACCAGCCAGCACATGAGCGGGCAGGCGGCGGACATTGATACCGGAGACAGACAGCAGAACAAGCTACTGTTCGAGTATATTCGCAAGAACCTTCCTTTCGACCAGTTGATTGATGAGAGTAATTTCGCCTGGGTGCATGTGAGTTATCGGGCGGACGGTAGAAACCGTAATCAGGTACTGAAGCTATGAAAAAACTACCCTGGCTATTAGTTGTATTGCTGGCAATCGCTTGTGTGGCGGTTTGTTTCCGTCCGCACGAGCCTTTGCCGGCAGAAATCCGTACCGAGACGAAGATACAGACGGTTGTCGAGCTTGATACGGTTCTTATCTCCGCACCGATAGCGGTCTTTTGGCAGATATTGCCGAATGACACTGTACGGATAGGCGATACCTTGCTTCATCGCAAACGGGTTGTGTATGAAGATAGTCTGTATCGTGCGGTGGTGAGCGGATATGTAGATCCGCGGCTGGATAGTATGCAAGTCTTTCCTAAGACGGTTTATCAGACGGTAACGAATGACATCTATTATCCGGTTCCCACCAAGTCGAAGAAGAAGCGTTGGGGATTAGGCTTGCAGGCTGGGTATGGGTATCCAGGCGGTTTTTATGTTGGGGCAGGAGTCAGTTGGAATATTTTTATGTGGTAAAAACAAGGAGATGCTAAACATCTCCTTGAAACATTTGTTTTTTCTCATCTTATCTTTTTCTCTTAATCTGTCTCTTGGCAACTTCATATAGTAGGTCTATGCCTTTTATTGCATAATGTGCTGCTACATCAACTGCTACTGCGAATAGAAAAGCAAATAATATGCTCATATTTCTTTTCGTTTTAATTAATATTAAAGAGAACGATTTTGATAACCTTCAGTGTAAGCTCCCTCAGTTGGATGACTGCTAACCACTGATATTCTCATTATAATCTTTTGATAAGAGCATAGATAAAAAAGTTTTATTTTACATCAACCATACAGCGGCATTATCTATGCATTGCAAAATTACATATTGTTAATTTATTATATAATAAATTATATGTTTTGCAGATAGTAATCTTTTTTTTCGAGATAATTCGTATTTTCGTATGAATTTAATAAATCAAGATGTAATTTATGATAAACAAGATTAAGTATGTAAATCCGAATTATGTGAAAAAAGCAGAGCAGAAGCTTAAAAATTTTTTAGAAGGACAACAGTCTAGTTATCGCTATTGTATTATTGCTTTTAATAATCAAGAAAATAGTGTTATGCTTAAAAAGCATTTAGATAAGATTGCTGGTTCGGTATTTAGAACTCAAGATTATTTATTTTTTGAGTTACAAGAAGTGGTTTCTAAATCTGTGAATATATATGATCTCATACCATTGGAAGAATATAGAGGAAAACCTTTTGCATTAACAATAGAAATGGGTACAAAGGCTCAAATAGTAGAAATGAAAATTATAAATTTAATGAGATATAAAGTTGAAAATACATTGCCAATAAAAAATGTAGATGGAATGTCGTTTTTTGCATGCTTATAATTTTGTACATAAAATCCCCGTAGCGGCTCAACTACGGGGATGGTGTCAAATAACAGAGTATCAATATGAGATACTAAGTGAGCCTATTTTTTTAGAAATGTCCTGCAGGGCATTGTTGAATGTCTGTAATTCTTCTTGTGTGAAGCGTGCCGGTTTCCCGTTTACTAGATTACCATTTAATCTCTGATACAGCCATGACCTACTTTTATTAAAGTATTTCTTCGCAAGATAGCTTAGAGAGACTATTTCGGCCACTTCTTGCAGCTGTAGTTTGATTGCGCTCTCTTCTACAACATCCAGTTTCTTATCAATGTTCTGTAAACGCTCTGATACAAAGTTGGCAATAGCTTTCTTGTCTTCTTCCGAATTGTACTTAGCTGCTATTTCTGTCATTCTGGTATAGAACTCTGGAGAGTCTGTACCAAGTAGTGGCTTTAATGCCAGTAATTCATCTTTCAGTGCCATATATTTATTTTTAGTGCCCTCTCCGGAGAGAGGGGCTTTGTTTTACTTCTTTTTTTCCAACTCTTTTAAGATTTTGTCGATTGTCAGTAACCGGTCTAACCTTTTGTCAATCTCTTTTTCTTGGTTTGTTCCGGTAACTTCGGCGATAAATCTTAGTTGGTCTAGTTCTTTTTTGAGGAATGCTCTTTGTATAAGCAAATCCTTTTTAATTTGTTCGTTACTCATGTTGATTACTTTTGTTATTTGACATTACAAAGATAATAATCTTTTGATTATTATACAAACATTGCATGAATTATTTTCGCTATCTCGTATATTTTTTTCATATTTACAGTGCGTTACATATTTTATTGAATAGGAGGAATAGTAAAATTCCGACCGTAAAGCTACTGGTGATTGATTTTGCCAGTAGCTTATTCATATACGGTTCTGCCCCCTGTGTGATAGCTTAATGGTTTCACTGTATCCTCCTATTTGAGAATATGTAACGCAATGGGAAAGCGGAACCGTTCTTTTTTCCGCTTCTTAATCCGTTGCATTATGGGTAAATCTCAATCATCCTTTCCAAAGCTTACAAAGGCTTTCATTGGCTACGGTCATTATCAGCTAACAGTCACGTATTCTGATTACGTGAAAACCGCGATAACGGGAAATATGGAGTTAATAGACCGTTTGAACTCTGATGTAGAAAAGGAGAGGGAAGAAGCCACTGCCGAAGCAATAGCTTTTGTCCAGGAACAATCACTTTAAGCTGTCGAAGATTTTCCTCATTGCATCATCAGCGTGTTTTCGCATTACTCGAAAATAGTTGAATATAGGACGGTTCGTTTTCATTGATTGGCCGATACAATATTCAAGAATTTCTAAGGATATACCTAATTCGAATCCATGTTGAACGAATGATTTACGTGCAGAATAATAAACCACATGCTTTCTTATCCCTGCTATTTTGGAGAGTTCTTCCATTTTACGGGATACAACAGAATAACATTGCCCGAATGTTTTATACTTACCAAAAACAAGTTTACCATTCTTCTGCATATATTTGTTTATGATTTCCCTTGCTTCCGGCTGGACGGAGAATGCCGTTTTACTTTCACCACTTTTTTTGTTCTTTGTTTTTCGCCGGTAATATTCTATCCATTCTTTTCGGAAATCAATATCAAGCATATCTACAAGATTGATACCACCCAGGTAATAGCTTAACATGAAAATATCACGTACTACTCCGATATTGTATTTAGGAATTTCCATATCTCGAATCGCCTTTATTTCATCAATGCTAAGGTCTAATTCGCGGATATTGGCTGATGGCATTCTGCAGAACTCAAACGGATCTACTTCGTATCTGACCATATTATGTTTCTTGGCATAGTTGATAATTACTTTGAGTAATGTAAGGTAGATTTTAATGGTGGTAGGAGAGAGCCGTTTGTCTTCAAGGTCCATTTCAAAATGCTTGATGTTTCGAGGCGTAATCATTGAAAGTAGCAAATCACCTTGTGACTTGATGAATGATTGGCATGCCAAACGATACAACTTTTCAGATTTGTTTCTTTTCTCCTCTGCGAGTTCTGACAGATAAGATGTCATTGCAGAGGAAAACTTGGCATTGGTGTAGTCTTTCTTTTTTATGATGATTTCTCGGAGCTCGGAACATGAATATACATCCACATCATATATGTTGTCAATAACATTCTGATAATGGTTAAGTAGATTCCGAAGTTTCATGTTCATTGAAGCGGCTTCCGGATGATTGATAACTTGCCCCTCTTTGAATTGTGATAGGGTGTCAATAATACAGTTTGTTGGAATATATCTGGTATTGGAATTATGGGCCAGTGATATTCTTACTTTGTGCTTTCCGTTGATAAGCACTTTTGCAGGTACGATACAAAGTTTAAGCGTTGCCATATTTTTGTTTAATAAAGTTGCGACAATTTGTTAGTAATAAAATCGGTGTCCGACAATCGTCCGACAATCAAATTTTGCAACCTGCTGCGAAATATTGGAAATACGCTTTTCCCGTAACTGCTTGATATACCTATAATAAAAGCACTTCCAACGTTCGCTTACGGAGGAAGTGCTTTACATAAAAACTAAACTAGACTTAACTAAACTATTCTATTGGGGGAGTTTCACAACTCCTATCTGTTCGCGGCAAAGGTAAAAAAACATCTTTTAATATGCAATAGGATATTATTAGAAATAGCCCGATTTCAATAAAATATAAACCTATAAGGGTATTTTTAACTCCTTTTATTAAGAAAATCTTGGAATATTTGTTTATAACTGTCACTGACGGGGATATAATTCTTGCCAAAGACAATACGTCCACGGTCGATGATACGTATTTTGTCTTTTTGGACGATATAGGAACGATGCACGCGTATGAAGCGTGAAGCAGGCAGAAGTTCTTCTATGGACTTCATGCTCATGAGTGAGAGAATGGGTTTGGGAGAGTTCTCCTCATAGATTTTGATATAATCTTTCAAGCCTTCGATGTAAAGAATATTTTTGAGTTCCACTTGTATCAGTTTGTAATCACTTTTTACGAAGATGCTTTCAATTTCCTCTTGGGGCTGTTGCAGCAGTTCGAACCACTTCACTGCTTTATTGGCGGCTTGCAGAAAGTCTGCATACGAGATGGGTTTCAGCAGATAATCGAGGGCGTTGACCCTATACCCGTCTATGGCATATTGGTCGAAAGCGGTGGTGAAAACGATACGGGTATGTGTATCTACCATTCTGGAGAATTCCAGGCCGTTGAGTTCGGGCATTTGGATATCAAGAAAAAGAAGGTCGACACGTTTGTCCGGCAAGTCGCTCATCGCTTGCACTGCACTGGAGTATTTGCCGGTAAGCTCCAGAAACGGGGTTTTGTTGACGTAGCTCTCCAAAAGGTTCAGGGCCAGCGGTTCGTCATCTACGATTGCGCACTTCAGATTCATGTTGTCAGTAATTGATTGTTAAAACCGATTTATATTCTTTTCCGTCCTCACTTATGCCGTGCTTCCATGCGTACCGGCTGGGATAGGTCAGTTCCAGACGCTTGCCTACTTGTTCCAGTCCGATGCCGCTGCCGCTTTTGTCGGCTTCGCTCTTGGGGTGGTAGCTGTTGGTGATTTCGCAACGTACTTCATGCACGTTCTCGCTGAAATATATACGGATATGGCTGGGCTCGGTGGGAGAGATGCCATGCTTGAAAGCATTCTCTATGAGGGAGATGAATATCAGCGGGGCAATCTCCGT